ATCTAAACTTGACCCCAAATTTGATTCTCAAGATACTTATGAAACCTCAATTTTTAATCAAAATGAGATAGCAAGAGCTCTTCGGCAAGTAACTGCCAATAGAGATAAACATGGAAACCTGGACGAACTCGATGAAGCTGATCTGAATGACGCTATGCCGATGGCCATATTGAACTCTGGCAATACTGTAACGAATACCGAAAACAATAATCCAACATTGGTAGAAACTATAGCTTTAGTGAATGCTGATCCTTTTATTCAAGCTTTTGCAAAAGCAAATACCCAAAGTTTTTCTTTTGGGTAATAAAAAACCTCCCAATAAATCATTCAAACCACCCATCACATATCCTGGCCCACCGTCAAGAAAACCACCATCGTTTACATTTCCAGCGCCCTCAACAAGAAAACCCCCCACGTTTCCGTGAGGGGCTCTTATCTTATAGTGACCTTTTTAGTCCGAATCCAATTCAGCGACTAGGAAATATTCACCACACCTTTAGTCTCTAAAGAACTTCCTGTTTCTAGAAAATCCATTAAACTTTTCATATTCATCATAATCAATAGTTTTCCACTGAGCTTCTTCATCAGTACGAATTAAAGCATTTAGTAAATCATCTCTATTAACAAGATTATCTTTTTTAAAGATTGGTTGTGGAATAGGAACAAATTCTTTTGTTGGAGAAGTCCAATTCTCAAGACGCACTTTCATCGGGCGTGTTGAAGCTCGAACAACAGGAACATTTTCTTTCCGCACAACATTGTTACCACTTTTCATCTTATATGAAGATGTATTATCCTTACGAGTTACAGAAGCAATACGAGACTTACGTTTCTGTTTGCGATTAATACGATTAATCTCAGCAGATATTTTTTGAACCCTAGTATCAGGTCCAATAACAATCCCCATACCAATAACAGACTTTATTGTTTCATAATCCTTACAACTAAATTTAGGTGGATTAGTAAGAACAACAGTTCCTTTTTCTACATCATCAGAACACACAAGTGTGATTGATCTAGGTATAGGAACAGTTACAGTTTTCTCACCAGCCTTTACAGCTGGTGAGATTAATGCAACGATAAGAGTTAGTATAATAATAAAATACATAAACATTATCCTTCGTCTGCAAGTTTTTCAAAATAAGATAACGTATCGTCTTCATCATCTTTGGTTACAGTAGGTGTTGGAGCAGGTGCTTCCTTCGTATCTACCCAAGGTGCCTTCTGTGGTTCGTCTTCCATCAAAGCTGTTACGTTTCCTACAGTAGTAGTTCCTGCAAGTACAGTACCCAAACGAGTCTTCAATTCATCATAAGACTTGAAATTAGATTCAGCTGAAAACTCTGCAAGAGCATATTGCTTCTTCCATACTGCTTCAATCTCATCATCATTATCAAATAATGGTGACGGAGTACCAAACTCTGATTTATCATAGTTCCAATAGCCATCAACCTTACGAATCTTTAATTTGAATTCTGCACCTTCCCAGAAATCAAATGGATTCACTGGAGTTTCATCTTCAAATACTGGCTGCATTGCTTCCATGCACTTATCAAAGATTTTCTTACCAAAACGATAGAGCATTACTTTACCTTCGTTTTGAGGATTTGTTTTATCTTCAACAACCAGAATGTTTGCAAAGTATTGCAACTTACGTTTCTGCTTACGTGCAATTTCCTTATCGGATTCTACACCAGAGTTCCAGTATGCAGAGTTCATCTCTGACACAGGATCGTTCTGTCCTATGGTAGTGAGAGAGTTCTCAATATACCATTGACCAGTAGGGCCTTGAAACGCATGGTTCCAGACTTTTGCCCAAGGAAGGTCTTCACCTTCTACAGCGGGAAGAAAACGAATAACGGCATAACCATTACCTGACTTATCTACTACTGGCTTCCACAGACGTTCATCTGCATAAGACTTCTTTTCTTGAGGGGCATTTTCGGTTTGAACTGCACCGAGCAGTTTGTCCAATGAGTTGGACTTTTTTAGTGCTTGTAACGACATATGTATCTCCTGTTTTATCGTATGTTAATATATGTAAATTTATATTATCTGTAGTGTATCACAAAGTTCTGATTTTGTCAAGTACCTTATTTCAATATTATCAGTAGAACTTCCAATATTGTGTACAGCGTCTACCCAGTAGAATTGAGTATCCTTAAACTCTCTAAAAACAGCCAGCATCTGATTTATCCAATTTTGTGGATTGAACCCCTTTGCATCTGCTGGTAAATAGTAACCTGTTCCTTTATATATGTTATTTAATGATTCATTTTGTGTGGACAAATCAAACCCTAACATATAAACTTCTTCTGCTCCCTGTTGACAAGCAAGATGTAATGCAGTAGTCCCTGCAGCCCAACCTCTAGGAAAGTCTATGTTCTTAATAGGGTCATTATCACCAACATATGTAATCCAGATACCCACATCTTTTGCAAATTTCTTTTCAATATCTTTCATATCTATATTTGCATTTAATTTTTTTGCGTCATTAATTTTTTCTTGTATAAACGCTGGGTCTTTTCCTTGTACTACACAATTACTAGTTTTGTTTTTACTGCGATGAATAAATGCAGGGCCTTCAAATCCCATGAGTGTCATCTCTGCAACCTCTGATGGTATTATAGACCAATCTGCAAACCAACAAGTATGACTATCTTGGTATTCAGTGTTATAAATTTCTTGTTGTATACCATAGTCTATCGCTACTAGATTGTCAACAGCACCATCACGATAGATTGCATTACAACCCCATGTAACAACGTCATTTGACATTATTTGCTGGTGACAAGGTTTATACCACGACCTTGATTCACCATTACCTATCACTAAAGCTTTTGACATCAATGACCTCTAATTTGACCATCTTTTGAATCGTCCCTAATCTTTTGGGCTAACTCCTCAACTCGTTTTTCCATTACACTAATTGCAGTATTGATATTACCCATACCAGAATTTGGTTCAAAACGATTACGAAGAACTCCGATCTCTTCAGTCAAAACACGTACTCTATCTAAATCATTCATTTTGTTAGGGCCTTCCAAGAATAAGGAAAATATTCTTCTCCAATTTCATCTATTTGATTTGCAACCATTTGCGTTTCAAGTTGTGTATCTGATTTGCATCTAAGATTACAGACACGAGCAAATGCCATTAGTGTTCCACTCCAATACCACTCAGTCATCATAGATTGAGGTAATACCATACGTGCTTGTTCTGGTGCAACACCCTGACCTAGAAGATGTTCATATGTCCATTTTGCACGATCAAGTGCTAGTTTGTAATCATTAACCATCATGTTGCTTGGATTAATATCTACACCAACATCAGATGAGCCTTGTTTTGCGTTCACAGGAGCTCCTCGCCATACATCTGGTTCATAGAACTCTACTTCATCATCAACATATCTGCGAGATACTTCATTCCACACTAGACCAACTTGATGCTTAACTAATTGTCTTGCAACGAACACTGGAGCCTTAATGTGCAACTGCATAGATGCATGACCAAAAGGACTCCAGTGATTATGTTTTGCAAGATAGTTAATTAACTTCTCATCTTGACTAGATAGAAAACCCTCTACAGGCCCTGCTTCTGGAATTGATTCCCATTCTGATGTCTTTGAGAATGATACTCTTGCGGCATTAACCACAGAAAGGTCACTTCCCATTTTATCTATAAATTTAACTTCCATTTTCTCTCCATTTAATGGTGCCCCCACACAGAATCGAACTGCGAATTGTAGTTTACAAAACTACTGTTATACCGTTTAACTATAGGGGCATACCATTTAGTCTCGCTTGTTATTAAAGCGATTAGTATTTTTTGATTGATATCCTCTTTGATTAGGAAAACGAGTAGCAATTTTCGTAACTCTTTCACGAAGCTCCTCATTAGCTTTAACCAATTCGGCATTATCATATTCTAAAGATTTAATCCTATTATTAAGATTACCAACTTTAGTTTCAAAAAAACCTTCTTCACGAATGGCAGGATTACCATCCAAGTGTACTGTAACGTCCATCTAATTAGACTCCTCTATAAGTTTCAGTAGTTTTATTCTATACCTGTTCTTGTTAATTGTCAAGAACCCTTTGTAATTTTTCATCAATTTTTTTAAGTCAACCCATACAATATCGTCCTTTAATTGTTTATCCCACTTATTACCGTATCCAACTAGCTCATCTAGGATTATCATAGTTTCTAATGATACTCTACTACCTAAAAATTCTTTTAGTAGTTTTGGATGATTGTTACTATTAACTTCAAATAGAGGTTCAAATTCTTTTATGAACGGCCGTAATTCCATTATAAATTGTGCAAAAAAACCTTCTCTTTTACCTAACCAAGATTCATAATTAACATCACTAAAATTAGCAATGTAACCTTTTTTATCTTTTATAAAATTAGAGATATAATAGTTTCTGATTTCAATTTCAGTTTTATATTTTTTTGAGAGTTTGACAAAGAAATATCTGTCTTTACGTTTCCAGAAAGAATCTCTAGAAACTTTAGTCTTGCCACCATACTTATTAAAGTCATAGTCTGTCTTGCTAAAATGTGCTTTCATTGCACAATACATTATATAAACGTCAACTGGTTCCATCGTCTTTTGACTTATATCCATCTTCTTCAACTCTACGACTTGTAGCGGGATTGATGCTGGCGGCAATAAAACTTGCAGCTGCCAACATGGGAATAACGTATATCATTTTATCAGTTAGATATGCAGTAATATACGTTGGTATTAACACAATGGTTGCTTGAAGCAACCCCTTAATCATCATCTTTACAAGGAACACCTGTAACCACTGGACCAACAGTACCGTCAAGTCCTACTTGCTTAAAGTAGAATTTATCACCTACTTTTAGATCGCCAGCTACACTAAATGCATACGTATTACCTTTGGCTGGATTCTTTGTCACTACATGACATCCAACTGAAACGTACTCTGCTTTTCCTTGATGATTTGCCGCTTTTTGTCCCGGCGAACATGCAACTATTGATAATAGCGAAATTGCGAAAACTATTTTTTTCATATTATTTACCCTTCCTTCTTGTAAATTTCTAAAAGATCATTATATCCACCAATATGATTTCCATCATTATCATATATTTGTGGTACAGTTTTAAAACCTTGTTCTTTCATAAAATCTTTTGCTTGGTCATCATATTGAACATTTATTTCCATAAAATCTATATTCTGATCAA